AGGGTGCAGCGATTCGTCCAGTGACTCGATCACGTTGTCGATGTAGGCGTGCCTGTAGTCCTCCATGAGCTTCCCGGCGTAATCGGCATTCACACCAAGCGACCGCATGGACTCCGTCCATTCGTCCAGTTGCGCCCGTGCCGCCTTCGCCTGCTGCTCCATCTCCGATAACGGTTCTTTAATGTTCGCCGTGGCTTCCGTTACCGTATTGATGGCGTTGATGGCCTGAATCGCCTTATCCAGCCCTTCCGTGGACGACAGATCCACGGCCAGCATCGAGGACAAATCCGTTCCGACCATTGCCCGCTGGAGCGCGTTCAGCATAACGCGCTGGATATCTTCCCCGGCGGTATTGATGACCTCCTGAAGCTGTTCCTCGTCATGGAACTGGAAATTCCACGTGCTCGGCCCGTAGTCGGTGACGCCCTTACGTCCCGCCGTGGAGCCGCGACCGAAGCTGACCGTCTCGGCGTTGAGCCGGGCAAGGACCTGCGCCTGATACTCTTCCGGCAACGCTTGCGCGAACCCCATAATTGAGCTGGCCGTGGTGTTGGCCACCTCGCCAAGCCCCTTGAAAATCCCGGCCGCGTCGGAAACGCTGGCCCGGTCAGTCCATGCCCCTTGCGTCATGAGGGCTTCCCAGTCCGAGCCAAACAGACTGGCGTCGACAACATTGGTGTAGACGGAAGGATGTGTTTTCTTCCCGCCGCCGAACAAAGACGATGCCAGCCCGCCAAGAGCCGCGCCGATGACCGTGCCAACCACAGGCACTGCGCTGCCGAGCGTCGCGCCAAGGGCCGTACCGGACAACGCGGCGCTGGCGCCCCATGCGCCAAGCCCCGCTCCAAGGCCGCTGGTAATGCCGCTGTACTTGTTCTGGGGAAGCCCCAACGCCCCGCCGAGCAGAGAATACCCGAGCGAACCGAGGCCCCCGTACATGAGCGCGGAACCGAGGGAAAGGCCACTGGCGAGATTGCCGCCGCCCATAGTTGGGCCATACAAGCCGGAAATGCCGGGGGCCGTACCGGGAAGCTCGTAACTCAAGAAACTGGAAACCCCCGATGTCCACGAATCGGGCAAAAGGCTGGAGAACGGCAAATTACCGAGCCCTATTCCACCGGAGCCACCATTGCCCCCCGCCGCATACGCCACGCCGCCCGTGCCGAGCATACCGGACACCACGCCCGCAATCTGAACCGTGATGGGCCGGGTGATGGCCATATGCATCAAATCGGCAAGGAATGATGCGAACGCGGAGCGGAACGAAGACAGGGACACCTTGCCCGTCTCGATCATCTGCTCCCATGCCGATTTCCAGCCGGAATCCATGCCGGAGAACAGGCCACGGAAAGCGTCGTTCATTGACTTGGCCTGATTCGAGGCCTCGACATGATAGTCGCGCAAGGCCACCTGTGCGCCGTCCATCGCCTCGCGGCTGGCACGCTGGATCTGGTCACGCTTCCATTCTTCAAGGCGTACCAGCTCCTCGGCGGCGTTCTCTCCGGCTTCTATGGCCTTCCGGTACTCTTCCGCCTGCTTCGAGATGGATTTTGACACGGCTTCAGACGACAGGCCCACCATGTCGGCATATCGCTTCTCGAAGTCGAGACGGAGATCGGCATATTTTTTATCCTGTTCGCCGCGCTTGGCTTCCACCTCAGCCAGCTTCTGAGTCGTCTTTGCGGCGTCCTCACGAAACTTGAGGCCCTTCCACTCTTCCGCCTGCGCAACGGTGAGTTTCTTGGTGGCCACCATGCGGGCGGCATCGGCTTCAATGGCAATTTGAGTTTGCTTGGATTGCTCCCGGATTTTCTCCGCCATCTGGTCAAAGGACTTGGCGGCAGGGATATTCGCGGCCTCCAACGCCTCTACGGATTTCCGCAGCTCATCAAGATTGATGCCGGATACGGCGGCACGCTTGGCGGCTGTTTCAGCGGACTTTGTTCCTTTCTTGTTGATGGATTCAAGCTGCCGTTGATATTCTGCGGTAATCTTCAGCCGTTCTTGTTCAAGACCGGAAACGTCCTGCCCTTGCTTTTTGTAAACGGTAATCTGTGCATTCAGAGCTTTGAGCGTATTGTTGTAGTCTTCCTGAAGAGCAGACTTTTTTCCCTCAGTACTATTCTTAAGAAAATTCTTTGTCGCTGCCGAGCCATCGGCAATGATTTTTGTCTCTTCTTCCTGAAGCTGTTTAGAGTGTTTGTTATGTGCCTCCCACGCTTTTTCAAGCCCCATACGCGCCTTGATCTGTTCTTCTGTATAAAATTTGATCTTTTGTACTGTCACCGCCCCTGATGCAATACTCACATCGGTGACTTGCTTTTCTCCCTGTTTGATGACGCCATCTTCCTCCAAGCTCTTGATGGCAGCTTCACGGCGTGCGGCCTTCATCATTGCTTGGTTTCTATTTTCTAATGCTCCGGTGATGGCATTGATGGCAGCGATGATGCCTTTATTGTCCATCACCGTGGCTTTGAACAAATTCCATTCCGTGCTCAGGCGGTTTACCGCCCCCTGTGCACCTTGTGAGGCCTGTTCCGCCGCTGGCCCGAACTCATCCTTCAGAACGGCGGCTAGCTTGGGAAGCATATCTTCCGCAGTGACCTGCCCTTTCTTGAGCATATCGTCGAGCTGTGCGGTGGTGACGCCCATTGCCCTGGCCGCAAGATTGAAAGCACCGGGAAGGCGTTCACCCAACTGCCCGCGCAGTTCTTCCGCCTGTACCTTCCCTTTGCTGATCATCTGCCCCAACGCGAGGAATACGCCGTCCATCTGTTCTGTGCTCAGGGACAAAGCAGCGCCGGCTTGGGATACGCCTTCAAAAATGCCGTTCAGATCTTTTTGGAGCGCACTCCCCTTCCCTGCGGCAAAGAACCCCTTGGCCGCTTCTGCTGTCGACTGGAATTCGAGCCCGAGCTTGTTGCTGATCTCATAGATGTAATCGAGTTGGGAGACGGCCCCTGAGGTGGAGCCTTCAATGGTGGTGTATGATTTGACTAGCCTGTCCATTTGCAGCGAGGCGTCAAAACAAGCTTTTCCGGCATAAATCGCCGCCGCGCCGATGGCCATGACCGGAACGGCGGCGGCCTTCGCGCCGCTCCAAAGCGTAGACATAGCCCCGGATGTATCGCCCAACTGCACCCGCAATTTAGCAAGCTCAAGCGTGGATAGCCCGGCGTTCTTCTGCAAATACCCGAAAGCCCGGTTCGCGGTAGCGGCGGCCTGAGACTTGAGCATGGAATTGGTCAGGCCTTCAAGCTGCTTTGAGCTGACCCCGGCGGCCTTGGCAATCTCTTCCAGCCCTGAAACTTGCCCCTTGAATGCACCGGCAGACAAGGCCGCCTGCGCCGTCTTCAGTTCCCGCGTCAGCTTGTTGATGCCCCCAGTGAGATCCGCCTTGGAAACCGCGTTGCCAATACTTTTCGCAATCGCATCACCCTGCGCCTGCGCCATTTTTTTGGCGTGGTTCAAGTCGGTTGCAAACGTGGAGTAATCACCACGGATCGCTATGTAAATGCCGGGCGTTTTTCTTGCCATGCCTCACTTCCTGTCTAATGCGGCATGACGATTCTCGCGGATGGAAGTTGACTTTATTGAAGAGCTATGGTGTGGAAAATTGAGGAGGGTGACCATCATGAAAACATTTGATCAGTGTCCTATCTGTAGAAAAAAATTTGGGAAACTATTTGGAGCTCAACAAACTCCAGAAGATTTAATAGAGAAGCTTAGGCAAAAAGATAGCTATACAGAAGGTATGTGCTTCGATTGCGCAAGAGCTGTTTTCATGAATGAAAAACAGGAAAATAATAAAAAATACAATGAACTAAAGGCAAAAATAGAAAGAGAAATTTCTTATCTTGCTCGAAGAATTGTGGTTTGTACAACCAATGTTCCCGAAAAGTATTCTTCTGGTATCAAGGGACTTGTTACAGGGTATTCCGTTATTGGAACAGGGCCACTTTCAGATTTTACGTCTTCAATAACCGATCTTTTTGGCATAGAATCAAATAGCTATAGAGATAAAATCAAGTTAGCAGAACAGAGTGCTATTGACTCAGCAAAGGTAGATGCCATTCGCTTGGGTGGAAATAGCATATATGCAAGTTGCATCAATGTTACAGAAGCAAGTTCAGGGCATGGGATGATCATGGTAGCATTCTCAGGCACAGCAATATATATTCCGAACGGTGATGAAGAGTTCGATAACTTCATCAAAGAAATCAATGAACTCGATTCTCTCAAGAGTATACTCTGATTATCCATCTTCATGGAACAAGCCACAAAACATGAAATCCTGTGGATGGCCGAAACCGTCCGCAAGCTCCACTAAACAAACCGGGCCGGGACCCCACATCCCGGCCCTTTCCATCCGCAAAAATCGCTATGCCGTTGTCAATGAACCGCTCACCGCGTGGATGCGGAAGCCTGTTGCGTTTTTTCAGCTTGTTTCGCTGCGTTGCGGCGGATGACCGTTTCCACGGCCTGCACCTTCCGCCACATGCCGGGCGTCAGATCGATGCCGAAAGCTTCCGCCACCAGCGCCAGCGCGTTGTAGTCGAACCCCACAGGGCCGCCCATGCCTGACATGCGGAGTTGGGTAGCGCCCGCCTGGAGCAGTTCCCATGCGGCGGCGTTGTCGGGCATGAGATCCGGGCAACGCCCCTCGCACTCTTCACAATCCAGATCGTCGCGGTTCCGGGAGGCCTTCCGGCAGGTGGCGCAGTATTCCGCACTCTCACCGGAAAGCCACTCCCAGACCGCCGCTAGTTTTTTTCTTCTTCCGCCACGCCGAAGGTTTCGTTCACGATGGCCTTGTGCAGGGCAAGAATGTCGGGGAAAGGCAATTCGTCCGTCTGGGCCGCGTCGAACCCGGCGACGGTGAACACGGCGTCCATGCCCTCGGAAATCGAATACCCGCCGCCCATGAGGTCGAAGCCCTGCGCCTTGAGCGCCTTGATGTCCTTGCCTTTGAGCGGGTTCACGATGAAGTCCTGACCGGAAAGAGTAACGGTACGCATGGTGTTTTCCTTTTAAATTGATGGTTAATAGGATTCCACGTCATTGACGAGGGTAACGACGACAGAGGCGTTGTCCGCGTTGTCGTTGAAGTACGCCGAAAAACTCTGATCCATCTTGATCCCCGTGGGGCCGTCCACGGTCGGGCCGTTATAACTGAGCTGCACTTCCGGGACGCTGAACGTCAGCTTGTTGCCCTCATCGATGGCGAACGACAGATCAAGGCTGAGTTCCTCGCTGTTCTTGGCCTTCATGAGCAGGGTCTTGTCCGTGATGAACACGGTGAGGCTGCCGGTAACCGCCATGACGCCCTGAGGCAGATCATAGACCCGCCCCTTATCGCCGAGCTTGCGGATGCTCGAATCCAGCCCGAAATCAATATTGAGGCTGCAATCAGTAACCACGCCGATCTCCGCGCCGCCGCTCAACAGGGAACCCTGAAAATTATTGAACCGCTTCATGGCCACGGACGGGGCGCTGGCGTTGTAGTCGGCATCCACATAATCGGCATCGCGCCCGAGCATGTTGACCGTGGCGGTCAATTCCCCGTCGCCGCCCGCCTGCATAGCCAGAGACGACACCTTGCAGCCTACAAACTGGCCGTAGATGTCCCCATAGGTGGCCTGCATGACGAGGGACGGCATGTCCTTGTTGGACTTCCAGACATGGGTAAACGGCGCGGCGGCGGGCTCTCCCGTCCCGGTCGTGGCCGGAGCGCCGAACATGGCCCTGAGCCAGTGGCCGAAAGCCCGTGCGTCAACCGGGACGACAACGCCGCCGGACACTTCAAGGTTCCCGTCAAAGGGTTCCGCCGGGTCATAGCGGCCCGTCAGCGTCCCCGGGGTGTTCTTGGCGCGGGACGGCTTCAGGGAAAACGAGTTGATGGGGAGGAGGACACCCCCCGGCGTAGTCGGAGCCACGCCGTAGGACGTTTCCACGTCCATCAGGACTTTGGTTCTGGCGCCGACCGCAATCTGTTTGTTGGGCATGTTTCAATCTCCTATTCGGTTTCGAGGAACCAGACCTTGAACTCCATGTTCACGCGGAAGTAATTCGTCCCGTCCTCGTACAAATCCTGATCCTCGATCAGATGCGCGCTGAACCGCGGGCCGCTTGGCGGCATGGCGGCACGAACGGCCTTGGCAATGGCTTTTGCCTCGTCATAGTCCCGCGCCCATACGTCGATCTGAAGGTCGATTTCTTCCAAGCCGGAATGCCCGGACAGCGTATTTGCGGGCATCCCGCCGATGCGCTGGAACGTGATGCATGGGAGTTTTGTCCCCTGTGGGATCACCAGCGCGAAAACCTTGTTCCCAACCAGCGCGGACAAGCCCGCATCCTCCCGCAGCGTCCGCAACAGGACGATTTCAAAATCAACGGCGCTTGCCATAATGCGGGTCCCCCATCATGTCCTGAAGCATCGCATCGACCTTCCGCCGGACGGCGTTGCGGGCCTTGCGGAGGAAATGCTTGCCGGGAACCTGCTTCAGTACGGTTTTTCCGTCCTTGGCAACCTGCACATGCCCGAACTCCACAAGGTGGCTGTGCGGGGCCTTCACATAGACCACATAGCCGCCGTCCTTGTACTTCGAGCGGTAGATCCAGATGGATTGCCGCAGCCTCACCGTCTTGTCCCTGAACGCCGTGGAGCTTTTGGCCTTCTCAAAGACCTGCGCGGCAATGCCTCCCAAATCGGAATCAATCTCCGCCCGGACGCCCGCCCGGATGTCTTCGATGGGGATGTCCACCACGACGTCATTGCTCACAGCTTACCTCCCGGCACATCAACACCAGTTCCCGGCCCCGGTTGTCCGGCAACGGGGCAACGATGTTGAACACCTTCCCGTTGTGGATGACGCGCATGTCCGCCGTCACGTCCGGCCTATATCGGATGCGGATGCGCTGGGTGACTTCGGACTGTGCCTGTTGGCTGGCGAAAAACTCCCGCCCGCTCATGGCTTCCAGCGAAGCCCAGACCGTCGCCACGTTTTCCCAGACCTTGTCATGTAGCGGGGCTCCAAATTTCCCAAAAACGAGTTTCTGCCGCTGGATGGTCACGCGGTGGCGAAGGGAACCGGCACGCATCAGAGTTTTCCAGACTTTCGCGGTTCCTCTCTCAACTGTTGCTTGACCGCGTATACCAGTAGAGGAACGAACAAAAACAACGCGACGCCAAACAGCCCCCGCAGAGACCAATGCCAGACGGTAAAGTCCAGACTCCACGCGGCGAGAGAACAAAAGAGATAGG